CTGATATGACTTGTGATTTAGAAATACCCACCTTCTTGCGTAGGGGGCATCCCGATTGTGTAATTGCTGGCGTTTCAAGCGTCACTGAGCGGCCTGTACCAGTTGAGGTGTCTGCTAGTAAGCAAAAACTAACAGCGGCCTTCAAGGGGCGTCTGGCGGCCACCATTCTTGGCATGGTTAAGAATGGTCACAACACTTTCGGCAAACTGCGAAAGGCTCTGCCCCAGCACGATGACCGTGAGTTAAAGTCTGCCATCCGCTATGCCAAGAAATGGATACCCCAGCTTGAGCGGCGCGGAACTAGAGCCAAGCCCCAGATGATTCAGTATCAGGCGCGGCTTGTCACCAAGGGCAGAGTGTATGAGGTGATTAAGTACACCCAAGGGGGTGCGGCATGATGCTGACGTTCAAAATCCTGATGGGGACACTGGGCTTTGCCATGATGTGTTGCCTGCCGATCCTGTTTTTTCTGTAAAAAAATATGACCCATAACGTCAATTCAACAGTGATTGATGTTATGGTGTTATTGACCAAAACAAAAAGGAGTCAGAAATGGATGACCTCAAACCAATCGACAGGCGGCACGCCGCTTACAATAAAGCATATCAAGATGCCATCCGTGAAGGGGCAAAGTCTGTAAGCGACCTTGATATAGCCATCCGCGAAAAGATGTATGACATGGGGTTCTATATCCCAGAGCGGCAGTCAGCCGAACACGACTGATCAAAACGAGTCTGTCATAGACATAGACCTATCCGTAAAGCTCGTTATATAGCTTGGTGGATGGGTCTATTTTGATTTGCTCTATACCCTCAAACATCTTGTCAACATCTCTTGCCTCATCCTCATCGAACAAAGCAACCAGCATTGTGAACACCTCAACATCTTCGACTGTGATATCTCGCCCCTTATCTTCCAATATTTTTTGTGCCGCTCTAAATGCTTTACTCATAATGACTCCAAGAAATCTTTATCTGTTAAAAGTTTTTCGATTAACTCAACAAATACGGGGTCAACCTTATCCCTTGTTCCCATCCAATAAGATGAAAAATTTTCGGCAAACCATTCGTATGGATTGGTCTGTGCATAAGTTGAATACTGCCTTTTCTTTCCCTCTGGGTTAATAAATTTGTTTCTGTTGGCGGTTAAATATTTTTCGACAGGATGAATCACTTGCCTTGAATTAGGCTCAAACGAACCCCCGCCATCATTGAAATCTTTAACTGTACGCAAGCGAATATTCTCATGTATGTGATGACCCATCTCATGATACAAAAGTTGTCTTACTCTCTCAAAACCAGTGTTGAGATAGGCATCTGCAAAGGTCGGCTTTTCACTTTGCGGTTTGCTGGTGTCCCAAGTTGAAACCTCTCTGTCATTTGCTTTATTC